GACAATGGTCACTATATCCAAACTACTGGTCAACATTATGTGTTGATTGTTAGTGATGATTCTGTTGAGCAAGCTTTAATATCTATGAGTTCATCTCAAGGTAAAATAAGCAGAGGATGGAACTCTATGATGTTGTCTATTACCTTTGAAGGTAAAAATGGACCATACAATCCATCATCTTTTAGCCACAGTTATAAATTAACTTCGATTTTAAATTCTGGTAAAGGCAATCAATGGTACGGTTATAACGTTACTAAGATTGGTCCAGTTAAAAACGAAGCTTTATATGAACGTGCTAAGAAATTTTACACTAGTTTAGCTAGCAAATAGTGTGAATAGTGGGCGGTCGATGGAGACGTAGACCGCCCATGTTTAATTAGAGAGCAACATGAAAGAGTTAAGTAAATTTATATATATTTTTCAAGGTTTAGACATCGCCCATGGTATCACTAAAAAAAGTAGTGAGGTAAATGAAAAAGGTAAAAATGAAACTAGATCTTTTACTATACATAAACCACCTATTGAAAAATTATGGCAAGATCATTTAGAAGGTAAAGATCCAGGTCTAGGTATTATTCCAATTAATAGAGATAATAAATTAAAATGGGGTTGTATAGATGTTGATATATATCCTGTAGATCACAAAGAATTTGTTAAAAAATTACAGGAGAAAAATATTAAAGCAATAGTGTTTCGTTCTAAATCTGGAGGAGCACACATATTTGTTTTTACAAAAACTTTTGTTCCGGCAATTGTAATGAGATCAAAATTAAAAATTATAGCATCAGAGATTGGTTATGCAAGAGCAGAAATATATCCTAAACAAGATACTATTAATGTTGCTAGAGGAGATACAGGAAGTTTTTTAAATTTACCATACCATAATTGTAAAGACTCAGTGCGATATGCATTTAATTCTCAAGGATTTAAAATGTCATTAGAAGAATTTTTTGATTATTACAATGAAATGGCTATGACAGAAGAAGAATTAACTAATTTTGCTATTGTAAACGAAAAAGAAAACTTAGATTATTTTAAAGGTATGCCTCCATGTTTAGTTACTTTGTTAAGTGATGGAGTTCCAAACGGACAAAGAAATAATTGTATGTATAATGTCGGTGTTTATCTTAAAAAAAGATACACACAAAATAATGAGTGGAAAGGTCGTATGCATATATACGATGAAAAATTTATGAAACCACCATTAGGCGCTAATGAAATCGATGTATTAAAAAAATCTTTAGATAGTAAAGAGTATAGATATAAATGTAAAGATGAACCAATAGCTAGTTTTTGTAATGCAAAAAAATGTGCTACAAAACAATTTGGTATAGGTGAGGATGGTCCTACTTTAGAGATTACAGAAATTAGAAAGTATGAATCTGAACCACCAATATGGTTTGTTTCATTAGATGGCCCTACAGTAGAAGTAGATGGATCAACACTTCACGATGCAGAAAAATTTTCTGTAGCGTGTATGGAACAAATTGGTAAACCTTTAATGCCTGTCCCAAAACATGCGTGGCGAAAAGCTTTAATAAAATTAATGGCAAATGCTAAACCAATAGCAGCTCCAGAGTCTTCTAAAATTAGTGTGCAATTAACTGAAATTTTGTCGGAGTATGTTAACAAAACTCCAGGTCGAGATAAAGAAGATATTTTAAGAGGCGTTGCTTTTACTAATAAAAATGGAATTACTATGTTTAAGTTTTCTAATTTTTGGAAGTATTTATTACGAACAAAAACTTGGGCTGATAAAACTTATCCAAAACAAAAAACATTAAGGATGTTACAACAGTTGTTTAAAGCAACAGAAACTAGTCCAAAGATAGATGGTAAAACTCATAGAGTTTTAGAAATGAATCACATTAACCTAGATAAACCATCTACAAAAAAATATGAAATGGAGAAAGAACCATGGCAGTAATTAGAAAAAAAATAATGGGTCCACCCGGTACAGGTAAAACATATAGACTTGTTAATTATTATTTAAGCAAAGAAATTAATGACTTACATACAAATTCAAAAAAAATAGCTTATGTTACTTTTAGTAAAGCCGCAGCTTTAGATGGTTCTGACAAGATTCAAAAGGTTTTTCCTGGAATTGAACTTTTGTATGTATCAACGTTACACGGTATAGGAACAAAAGAATTAGCTATTAATACTAAAGAAAAATTATTAAATGGCAAGAAATGGAAACAATTTAAAAATGTATTTCCAATTTATTCTGCAGTAAATTTTGATACTTTTATAAATGAGAACGGAACCACCATACATCAAGATAAAAACTTACAAGTTATAAATTATGCTAGAGCAAAATTAATTAGTTTAGAAGAAGCAGCGATACAATTAAACTATCATCAAGGTGCTGTAGATATTTTTTTTGTAAAACAATTAGAAAGAGATATTGAATATTATAAAAAATCAAATGTTATGTACGAATTTTCTGACATGATTAAACTATTTGTTGAGGAAAAAAAGCATCTTGCTCTCGATGCAATTTTTCTTGATGAAGCCCAAGATCTGAATCCTTTGCAATGGAATATGTTTTTTTACATTGAATCAAAATGTAAACGATCATACATTGCAGGGGATGACGATCAAACAATATATAACTTTCAAGGTGCAGACTCTAATATTTTTATAGATTTAGAAGGTGAAAGAGATGATCAAGAAAAATCTTATAGAGTTCCAAAAGTTATACATAGGAAAGCTTTAGAAATATTGCCTTACATAAGTAAACGAGTAGATAAAAAATGGTATCCTAAAGATGAAGAAGGAGAACTTATTGAAAATTGTTTTTTAGAGGACTTAGATTTTAATAAAGGAGAATGGATGATTCTAGCAACGACTAACAAATTGTTACAAGATTTTTCAGAACACTTTTATAGAAAAGGTTTAAGAATTTTTGGTAAAGGAAATACTATTTTACCACAAAAAACTTTAGAAGCTTATAGAACTTGGAACAAGTTAAACGATGGACAATTAGCTACGGTTGAAGAAACAAAAAATATGTGGACTTATTTAAATTATAATAAAGGTCATATTAAATTTGGTTACTCTAGTGGTAAGACATTAAGTGGTGACGAATTAATATCTTTAGATATTTTAAAAAAGAATCATGGTCTACTAATTGAAGGTAGTTGGCAACAATTAAGTTTTGATGAAGATGTAAAAAAATATATAAAAAGTATTTTAAAAAGTGGTGATGATTTATCAACAGATCCAAGAATAGAACTATCCACTATACATGGAGCTAAAGGTAGAGAACGAGAAAATATTGTTTTGTGTATAGATTACGGAACAGAAACACAGTCAACAATGTTAGCACAAAAAGCAGCCGAAGATCCAGACTCCACGCATAGATTATTTTTTGTTGGAGTAACACGAGCGATGAAAAGATTATATGTTTTAGCACCATTAACAGCAAATTATTACACAATAGGAGGACAAATAATATGAAACCATACGACAAACAAATCGGAGGATCACACTATCAAAAATATAAAATTCAACCAAGCAAGTTTGTAATAGAGAATAAGTTGCTCTATCCAGAAGGGTGTGCTATAAAATATATTATAAGACATGCAGACAAAGGAAAGAAACAAGATTTATTAAAAGCAATTCACTTCATAGAAATGATAATCGAAAGGGATTATAAATAAATGTATACTGCACAAACAGAATGGAATAGTCCTACTTCTTTTCCAGACTTAAAAGATTATAAGTATATTGCAATTGATTTAGAAACAAGAGATCCAGGATTAAAATCACGAGGTTCTGGTGCGTTAATTGGAGAAGGTGAGATAGTAGGTATTGCTGTAGCTGTTGAAGGTTGGTCTGGATATTATTCTTTTGGTCATCTAGAACAAAATCATTTTGATGAAGTGAGTGTTATGAGTTGGATTAAAGATGTATGTGCTTTACCTGCTACAAAATTATTTCACAATGCAATGTATGATGTTTGTTGGTTAAAAGCATACGGAGTTAAAATTAATGGACACATTGTAGATACGATGGTAATGGCAGCATTAGTTGATGAAAACAAATTTTCATACTCACTAAACAGTGTTTCATATGAATGGTTAGGTGAAGTTAAAGATGAAACAGCATTAAAAGAAGCTGCAGCTAAGGCTGGTGTTGATCCAAAAGCTGAAATGTGGAAACTACCAGATATGTTTGTTGGTGCTTATGCAGAAAAAGATGCTGAACTAACTTTAAAACTTTTTAAAAAATTATCTGTTGAGATTAAAAAACAAAATCTTACAAACGTATTTGATTTAGAAACTCAATTATTTCCTGCGTTAATTGATATGAAGATTAAGGGCGTTCGAGTGGACGTTGAAAGAGCTCATAAATTGAAGCAACAATTAGCATCACAAGAAGAAAGCTTACTCCTAGAAATAAAAAAAGAAACCAACCTACAACCTCAAATATGGGCTGCAAGAAGTATCGCCAAAGTTTTTGATAAATTAGGTTTACCTTACGAAAGAACTGCAAAATCAAAAGCTCCATCCTTTACTAAAAATTTTCTTCAAGAACATAAACATCCTATTGTTAATAAAATTGCAAAAGCAAGAGAAATAAACAAAGCACATACTACATTTATTGATACGATTATCAAGTATCAGTATAAAGGTAGAATACATGCAGACATTAATCCTATTAGAGGAGAAGGTGGGGGTACGGTAACAGGTAGATTTTCATATTCGAATCCAAACCTACAACAGATTCCAGCGAGGAACAAGCAGCTAGGGCCAATGATACGATCTTTGTTTATACCAGAAGAAAAACATACTTGGGGTTGTTTTGATTATTCACAACAAGAACCAAGACTAGTTGTACACTATGCAGCATCAAGTCAAAAACTTCGTAATGAAGAAGAAGTAAAAAGAATTGTAGATGAGTTTAATAATAATGAAGTAGACTTTCATCAAACTGTAGCAGACATGGCCGATATATCTAGAACACAAGCTAAAACAATTAATCTTGGATTATTTTATGGTATGGGTAAAGCAAAATTACAAGCAGAATTAGGTTTGTCTACAAAAGATGAAGCAGAAAAATTATTTAATAAATATCATGACCGTGTTCCTTTTGTTAAAGATTTAATGAACAACACTTCAAAGGATGGCTCAGCACTAGGATATATTAGAACATTGCTTGGAAGAAAATGTAGGTTTGATAAATGGGAATTAAATGAATATAATCCTGGAGTTTTTAGTCCTCCTATGACTGAAGCAGAGGCAAGAGAAGCTTCTGTTATCAAACAGAAAACAAAAGAAATAGAAAAACAAAAATACAAAATAGAACTAGGTGAGATTACAGAAGATCAGATTTTAAAAAATATAAGACCAAATATAAGAAGAGCGTTTACTTACAAAGCATTAAACAAATTAATACAAGGATCAGCAGCAGACATGACTAAACAAGCTATGTTAAATTTATATCGAGAAGGTATTGTGCCACACATACAAATACACGATGAATTAGATATTTCTGTAGAATCGCCACAACAAGCTAAAAAAATTATTGAGATTATGGAAGAAGCTGTTACATTAAAAATCCCCAACAAAGTTGATTATGAATCAGGAAATAACTGGGGAGAAATAAATGGATAATTATTATGGCATATTTAAATGCAAACATACCACCAATTTATGCACAAATACGAAAGGAGTATCTATATGATCTTAAAAAACACCATGGAGAAGTTGAAGACTGTATTGTCTTCGGTATCAGCTGTATTACAGGAAGGGCTATACTTTGGCACGCAATTATG